AGTGTTACCTGCATCTAAATCTAATGAAGATAATGTTCCAGATGAAAATGTTGCCCCACTTCCTATTTGTGATGCAACTTCCACTCCATTTACCCATAAAGCAAAATCATTAGTCTTGTATTTAAAAGCAATTTTATTAAACGTATTTCTTATTGGTAAAGCGTAACTTAAAACCGATTGATTAGAGCCATTAAATAAAATTCCTATAATAACGTTAGTACTTGAAGTATATGTAAACCTAACATTATTACTTGTTGTTCCATCATTTAATGAAATTCTACTATCATTATTAAAATTAAGCATTTCAACAAACAAAACTCCTTCCTCACTATTAATCAAACTACCTATACCATCTCTTGAGAAGATGTCTTGGTTTCTTGTTAGTTCAATTCCTGATGTTGGAATGTATGATGTTGGATATGAGCCTACTTCTAATTGTGAACCCCAAGCAAATAAAGCAGTAGTATCTGTTCCATTATCCCTATCTATATCTATTTCTACACCTGCTGTTGTACCATCAGTTGTAAAACTAAATCCAACTTTCCACCAATCATTTCCAAAATTTTCTAATATAACATTTGTTCTTGTTCCTGATTCTTGTAAACTTGTAACTGATAAAGTGCTTCCATTCCATTCATAACCTTGTCTAAATAATGTACCACCTGATATTCTTGCAGATATTGTAGATACCCCACCATTATCAATATCACTATTTTTAAGAAAAGCACTAACATTATAAATAGTACTATTGCTAACAGTAATATCAGTTTTTATCCTATCGTTTGAATTACTACCATCTTTTGTTATTTTATCAGCATTTAATACTCCACTAGGAGATGTAGTAGAATTAGGAGATACAGTTGCACTTTGAGTAGACCAACTACTATCTGTAAAATCTTCTGAATACGTTACTAAATTAGTCCTCTGTGGCTCTGCTAATATATGTGGACAACCTCCTCCTGTGTAGTCTATACGAGGTACGTTGTTTCTGTCTACTTCTTTTACTGATACGTTTGAAATAGATGCAGAAGTACCTGCGTTTCTGTTGTAAAAATATAATGTAGGATTATTTTCATTATTTAAATATATAGTATATGTATCTGCAACAGTATAACTATTTCTTAAACCAAATGATGGATAATTTGTGTAAACAGAAACTTCACCCGATATTAATGTAAATGTTAGTTTATTTAATCCATATATAAGGCAGTTTTGAGATACAGGAGATTTTGTTGTACCAACTGTAGATGCTACTCCCCCACTAATTACCCATTCTCCACCTGTACTCCAAGCAGTAGTACCTGTTGGAAAATTACCATCTGTAACTAACTCACTACCTATAACCTCAGCATAATTTACTAAACCATTCTCATCTACTCTTGTAGCAGCAGTTGCTCTAGTAACATCCATATCTGCTGATGTAAATTCTTTTGCTACAATATCATCAATATAAAAATTTGTTATACTTCCTCCTGTAGTACCAAATTCTAAATACACACTACTACTAGTTGCAACAAACTCTACATTATTCCAATCTCCTACTATAAAAGATGTTGAAGAATACATTACATTAGAAGCATTTCTTACCCTAAATGTACCTGTTGAATTAGGTTTAAATCTAAAAGATATTTTATATTGTTTATTACTTAATAAAACCTGTGTAATTGGTTTTATAGCAAAAGTATTATCTCCTGTCGTAGCAACTAAACAAGTGCTATCTGACTGCCAAGTTAAAGTTGCACCTGAATCATCAGTCCATCCATTAACATTAGTAGCAAAATCTCCATTAAAAATTAAATCAGCACCCTCAGTAGCTGTTGGTAAAACACCATACAAAGTACCTGCCTTATATCCGTTAGGAGTAACTACAATACTTACATCATCTAATAAACTCATTGTATATTATTTAATATTGTTAATTGATCTACTAAACAAGCCTTAGCTTCAAATACCCCTCCATCAGCAATAACCCTTAATCTAAAAGCATTGACAAGTTTCTGTGCAGGTGTTAGACCTCCCTTGTTACTTGAAGGTAAAGATATTCCTAATGCTAATTTCATTTCTTAGTTTTTGTATGCAATAGCTAAACCACTTGTAAGTGTAATTGCAGTTATCTTTCCAAACAAAGTCATTCCTGCATCTACAGTTGTGTGTAAGTTACTAGAACCTGTTGAATCAGTTATAGTAATAGTAGATATTACACTTTCTTTTACAAAGTATATTGCATAGTAATCTTTACTTGTTTGTGCAGCAGTTGTAAAAATATCTACTCCACCTAATTGACCTAATTGTTCATTTAATAATGCTTGTGTATTTTTTATTCCCATTTTTTTATTTTATTTAACTAACATATATGTAATTCGTACCACTTGGTGCAGGATGCTCTGTATATTGTACTTCTTCTGATCCTGTTGCTTCTGCTACGTTTAATTTTCCTTTTTCTATACTTCCTTTAACAACTCCTTTATTATTTGCAGCAGGAGTTAATATATCGTTTTCATTTACTGGTGCATAATCCTCAGCTAATGTTACTGTAGGACTCTGCCAAGATACCTCAAATATTTCATAAGACCAATAACCACTAGGACTAAATTTTACTTGTCCTAAATATACATTACTTGTATTTGCTATAACTGCTACTTTTGTATATCTATCATTTACTAACTGCTCTTGTCCATACGCATAAACAACACTATCTTTCATATCATTTGTTAATTTAAACAAATATCTTATCTGTGAAGATGGTACACCAGTATCAATTCTTTTCTCCTCTGTAGTTACTGTAAAAGTTGCATTAGTATTTGTTGTTGCGTGTATCATAATTGTTTACTTACTATATAATAGAAAAAAGTCATTTTTGTTTGATAAAAAAAAAAGACTACCGAAGTAGTCCTTTAAGAAATATAAAAATTAATAGTTTACGAAGTAACTATACTATTAAATGTAAATGCAGAATTGTCTAATGGAGTTGCAGTATAGTCAGCTACTGTTACCATAGCATCTCTTTCCATACCATCAAATGTCCAGTCATAACCATTCATATCTCCAAATGCAGTTCCTGTTGCGTTAGTACCTGAATTTAGTTCCATTCCATTTTCTAGTCCTAAAGCTAATAACACATTATGTGAGTTAGCTGTCAGTACTTCGTTTAATTCTAAAAATATTACCAATCTATTAGAAGCTAATAGTTTTACTTGGTTTTGATCTTCTTTTGTTAGTTTGTGTAGTTTGATATTAACTGATGGTGTATAAAATACAGTACCTGCCTCGCTGTTACCTGTAAGAGTTTCTGTGCAACTCGCAGTACCCCTCTTTAAAGTGTATTTATATATGTCATCAGAAGCACCTAAGTCAAAGTCAGTCAATTCGCCTGAAGCAGATACATAAGTAGCAACATCATCAAACTGTGCAAAGTAAATTGCCTTTACCCCACCAACTGTATCTCTACAAGTTATGTTTCTTCCTTTTGTTAAATTACAAGACATATTATTTTTTTTAAAGTTAAGGAAGTAGCCGAAACTACTCCCTTTTAATCAGTTATTAGTTTTGTTGAACTGCATCAGCACCAATTCCCACTTGAACACCTCCTGAGAACTTAGCAACTACTCTCATATTATCTGAACCATCTAAGCTAGTCATATCAAGCATTTTGATATTTGTATCATCAGATAGTAAGTCAGTACCATAGAATAAGTTAGAAGTTTCAGCAGCAACTAATTGGTCATCTGGCATACCAGGACAAGGCTGAATTGTGATACCTTCAAATACTGGAACGTAATCTCCGTTCATATTGTAAGCATTAACATATCCTAATGTAGAAATAGCTGATACATAGAATCTGTAACTTTTCATATTCATATAGATTCTTAAATCATCTCTACCATATACGTTAGCAGGAATCCCTGCAACTAATGTTTGTAGGTTAGATATAATGTTACCAGCATTATAAGCCGCTCCTGCACCTCCTGTATTATCAGTTTGTACTACGTTACCATTTACTGCAAAAGCACCTGTAGTAGCAGTTAAAAAGCCTTCAAATTCTCCTGGTGTTGCAGCAGCACCTGACCAAATAGAACCCTCTACTGAATCAGCAATTAATTCTCCAAAGTATGATAATACATACTGGTCAAAAGTTGGTGCAGTTCTGTTAAAAGCACCTGCTTTCATTTCTTCGCTCTCGAATCCTTCTAATAATTCTTTTTTACAAAGGTCTACATTAATTTGTAGATTTTTTGGAGTAAGTACTGCTTCTGTTACATTTAGAGTACCTGCATCAATAAAGTCACAAGTTGCATCAGCTACTAAGCTAGAACCTGCCATTTTTCTAATATTTGATTTATATTTTATATTTTCTAAGACAGTTAAACCCTCTAAGGATTTAGCTTCTTTTAATGCAGCCGAGATGTATTGTCCAAATACTTTACCTGCATAATTTGATGTTACGTTAAATGCCATTTTTTTTTATTTATTTAGTTATGTTATATAATATTCTTTCTCTTTTAGTCATTTTAGATAAATCTCTTTGTGAAAGTTCTTTACCTAATGCACTAAATTTATTTGTATCTACATGTTTAGCAGCAGGTTCGTTTGATAACTCTACTACTTGTGCAGATAGTTTTTCTTTTTCTGAAGATAATTCTTCATTTGTTGATTTAAGTTCTGCTAACTCAGATTTTAATGTTTCAATCTCAGTATTTACATTACTCATTAGATCAACTACTACGGACTTAACTTCATCCATAAAAGCTACTGAATCAAATTCTACTGCTTCAGTTTCTTCTTCCATATCTTCTTTAGATGCTTCTTCTTCAACTACTTCTTCTGTTGCTTCCTCCTCTACTTCTTCTTCGTAGATTTCAGCTACAACACCTTCAACCTCTACAGAAAATCCTATACCATCTTCAGTTTTGTATTTTCCAACTGGTAAAAGCATTGTAGTTCCATCTTCTGTAAGAACTGATATGTCTACTGATGGTTCTAATGAGTCAGCAGTAGAAACTATAATAGTACCATCTTCAAGTTTATTTTGATACTCTAAATTCACTTCTTCTTGCTTATCAAGACCAAGTGCTACTAATATTTGTTGTTTTAAATCCATAGTGATGTCTTTTTTTTATATAATAGAATAGTTATTGTTCTGTTTGATTTTTAAAATATATTGTATAATTTTTCAATAGCTTGATTTATCTTTTGTGATTCTTTAATAAAACTTTTTGCTGATAATAATTTATTTCCTAAAACATCCTTTGGTATTTCTACTCCTAAATCTTTTGCATCTTTTTCAATACCTTCTCCAATTTTTATCACTTTTTCCCATTTTCCTTTTTGTGATTTATAATCTTGTTGAGTTTTAGACATAGCTTTTATTAAACTATTAGAGGTATTACCCCACTCATCTAAGGACTTTTCAAATAATTTTTTAAAGTCATCAATAGCACCCAACTCAATCTTTTCAGCTTTTAGTTCTGTCTTTTCTTTTATTAGTTCGCTTAATGCTTGTAGTATATCTTTTCTCATATTATTTTATTTTATAAACCAAATTCTTTAGCTAATTTATCATACTTAAATAATTCAGTTGCACTTTCTTTATAGTCTTTTACTATTTTTACATCAATACCTAAGTCTTTAGCTTGTCGTGCTAATGATTTTCTTTGTTGTTCAATTTCTTTATATGCTTTTTCAGCAGGTACTGAAGCAGCCATTAATTCATTTCCTAATTTTCTTATTTTTGTATTAGCTTTTTCTAAAATAATTTTTTGGTCAGTTAATATGCTTTGTAATAACTCAATTCTTTGACCACTTAACAACTCTTTTAGTGCAGTTTTTACTTCTTCGTTTGTTGGTTGTGTTTTTGTCATTTTTTCCATTTTATTAATAAAGTAGCCCTCTATACTTAGACCTCGTAATTCCCCACCTGTTATTTTACTCCACATCTCATCATTCTCTATCTTCATCTTAACAAACCAAGTACCATCAGGTAAGTCAAAGCCATATAACTTAGACTTGTCTTGTTCGCCTTCTTTTATCCAACTCTCTATAGTCAATACACCTGATACTCTATCTTCGTGTTGATATGTAGCTTTATGATGGTTGTTATGCTTTAAATATAACTCACTAGCTTGTCTTACTGTTTCTTTTGAAAAGAAAACATAATAGTCAGAGTCAGTATTAGGATCATACCTAAATATTTGTTTGTTTGGTATTAAAGCAGGACTAACTAACATTCTTTTCTCCTCATCTATCTTAGCTAATGTCAAGTTGTTCTTTTCTTTCCCAAAAAATACAAAGTCTTGCTCTATAGCAGGACTTGTAACTAAACTGATAGCATCTATAGTCATTTCTTGACTTTCATCAGCTATTACTAACTCTACAATCTTAGTTGGTTTCTTTTCCATAATATATAATAGATTATTTTTTGATTTGTTTGTTTTTTAAATTGTTGCTCTCCTACGAATATTAGCTAACTTGTTTTGATTGTTAGTCATATCATCTGTAACAACGTATGCTTGTACTGGCTGTGCTTCTTGACCTCCTCCTAATGTAAATGCACCACTAAGTACCTGAGGTGCAGGAGTACCTGTATCTGATGGTACTGAGCCACCTCCACCACCACTACCTACATCTGTATCTAATATTTTTCTAACATTAGCTAATCCTGCTGCTATTATTGCTGCTGCTTGTATAAATCCTAAAGGAGTACCTGCACCCTCTCTTAATGCTTTATTTGCACCTGCAAACGTATCTATAATAGCAGATGCAACTGCTAACTGTTTATTTTCTCCTGCTAAACTACTTAATGCACCTGCAAGGTCGCTATATGCTTGTATCTGTGCATCAGCGTTCTCTAAAGCTAATTGTGTTTTTTCTTTTTCTAAAGCTACTTGATTTACTAGCTGCTCAGATTGGAAACCTGTAATCTGTGCTAATACTGCATCTTTTTCTGTCTTAGCTTGTATTAAAGCTATACTATTCTCATCACTTTTATTTTTGTCATATTGTGCTTGTGCTGCTACTACTATAGCATCTGCATTTTCAAGCATTAATTTTTTTTGTTCTTCTAGTATAGTTCCTAACTTTTCATTAGCTTTTATTCTATCTTCAAATGTCTTACTTTCATCATCTCTTATTTGTCTTTGTAATTCAGCTTCTCTATCTTTCTGCTCTATAATTTGTTGATTTTTAACTGCTGCTAATTCAGCAGCTTTATTCATTTCAGTTATTGCTTTAGCACTATCTAATGTAGACTTAGCATAATCTTTTATTTTATCAGTAACTTTAGTAATAGCTTTTTCCATCTCTACAGTTTCCACTACGTTACCTGTTACTACTTCAGTAAGATCAGTTATTGCAGCTTTAGCAGTTTCACTAGCACCTGCAAAATCTCCCTTAAATACTTTTACTAATGCAGAACCTAAACCTCCAATACCTTGTATAAGATTTTTAACTCTAGTAATAACCTCTATACTTAAAGTCCTACCAAAGTCTATCATACTTTGTACTACTTCATTACCAAAGATTTTATCCATAAATCCTGAAGCAGTATCTATGTTACTTTGTAAGAATTTAAAGAAGTCGTTAAATGTTAAACTTAAAAACTCCATAGCAGTATTAAACGTATCAACTACTGTTTGATTTTGTCTAAACACATCCATTAGTTTAGCAAGTAAACCAACTATAAGTCCTATTCCTGCTGCCTTTAAAGCAGTACCCATTCCTTTAATAGTACCACCTAAACCTTTAAAACCTTTCTGAGCATCTTTGGCTGAATCTGCTAGTTTTTCTGTGTCTTTAGCTACTTCTCCTATATTTGATTTTATTTCTGCTTCTATAATTTCTTTTGCCATATCTTAAAATATTGTAGTTAATTTATTTTGCCATAATTTAATACTTGCAGTCCATTGTATGTTTGTTTCTACTAAACCTGTAACGTGAACACCAAAAGAAGTAGCAGTTACATCTTTCATAGTTCCTGTAAGGTTTAAACCACTATGTCCGTGTGGTACTACTGCACTTACTGTAACGTGATAAGTAGATGCTAGTCCATTTGTAAAAACAACTGCACCTGTTAGTTTAAAATACCCATATTCTCCTGCACTACCTTGAACTACTCCATCATTTACCCCAATAACATGTGCTTCAAAACCTATTACTGAATTTTTTACTTTTTGTATATATGTTAAAGGTAAGTATTGTACTAGTAAAGCAGTTTCAGTAGCATCTGTTGTCTTACCTGATTGTTGAATAAAGGACATTTGTGATAGTTCTAATGTTTCATTAAAACCACCTCCTGACATAACTACTTCTCCCTGATTAGATGCTTGTCCAAACCTTCCTGATAAAATTGCAGTATTGTTTAATCCATTTGTTAGTTCGTGTTGTCTACCATTTACTAAACAGTTATTGTTATTACCTTTTGTTAAGTTATTAGTTCCGTTTATTAAAGTGTTGTTAGTTCCTTTCTCTGTTGTGTTATCTGCACCTAATTTATTATTACTTACGTTATTAAAAAAGTTTTGTACTTGTGTACTGTATTCAAAAGCTACGCAAGTTCCTGTATCTGAATTGTATGTATATCCGTATGCTTCACAAGATAATTGATTCGGTACTACATCATTAGTTCCATCAGTAAATATAACTTCTCCTATGCCAGTTATTTCTTTTGGTTTTATTTTAAATCCTCTTTTAAAATTCATTATGGTATAAGTATAAATTCAACTGTAGATAAGTCGTTAGGTTTATAATCTATTTTATTTACTCTAAAAGCCCTATTTTGTATCATTACTTTATTTCTAAAATCAAACTGAGTAATATCTGATGCGTTTAAATTTACTTTTACAGTCATTGTTTTAGTATCAAAGTTATATAACTCATCAAAATAATTTGACCAATACTCTTGATACAAGCTATTTGGAGTACTACCTGATATACCTATCATAAATTTTGGAGAATAGTTTAAATCTAATGATGTAGATAAAGGTGGTAAGTCTGTTGTATGACTAAATTTAAGATACTTAGTTTCTGCACCAGTACCAGTTACTCCATTTTGTGCAGGTATAAAATAAGAAGTACCATCTGTCATTGTAAAAGGACTTGCTGAGGTTTTATATAGTATTCTTGGTTTATTGTCAAAACTTTGATATACCCCACCATCAGATGAGTAAATAGCAGGAGTTAAAAACTGAGGTGTATAATCTAATAATGGTTTTACAATAGTAGCTGCAAAAGGACTAGCACTTACTTCTTCTGATTCTACAAATATAGTATTACCTCTTGCATTAAATGTTTTTGATCCATAAGGTTCTGTAAATGTGTTCTTATATAAATTAGCTGAATAATCTTTATCATCTTCTATGTAGTCAAACATAGTTTCCTTAGCTAAATCTAAAGGAGTTAGTTTTATTTCAGAAGCATCTATTTTATCTGTCCAATCATTGACTATATTTCTTGCTGATAAACTTAAACCTTTATCGATATTGTTAAATACTGTATCATACGTTTCTATTAATAAATTAGTAGGACTAGTTTCATCTTGTCTAATTATTAAATTAAACATATTAATAAAACCTTTAATAAATTCCCATTGACCTAAATCTCCTCTTAAATTGTTAAGTAAAGTAGATTCTGTTACAGCATCTATATTTCTTGTTATGTTTACTGTAGCAGTAGAAGTAATAGTAGTATCAAAGTTTTGATAAAACATACTAGATATTGATGATTTAAATTGTGCTTCTAAAGTATCTCCTGCATCTAATGTTCTAGTAAATTGTCCTGCAAAAGAACCTACACCAAATGGATTTAATGTTGTTGGAAGTGTTTCATCTATTTCTTCTGGTGTACTACCATCTGCAAATGTAAGTAACCATCTTAACTGAACTACTGGCATACCATTTTTATTTGCAATTCCATAATCATAATCTATAACGTATTCTGAATTGTTATTTACAGATGTAATTTTGTTTGTGCTTGTGTCATAATTTACAGAAGCTAAACTTAAAGTAGGAAATGTTAATTTTAAATTTGTATAAGATGAACCTGCATAATGTTCTGATAAAGAATTATAATTACCAACAACAGAATTACTATTAACCTCTATTGGCATATCTCCTGCACCCCAATTAAAGTCCATAAATAAATTAGTAAAAGTTGAACTTTCTAAAAATGTAGATGTATAAGTAAATCCTGCATCATTAAATATTTTATCTACTATATATTTACATTGTATAAAAGGTCTAAAAGCATCTTCTAATTTATTTAGTATTGGCTGATCTGTTAGATTATCTACAGTTAAATTACCAGTCCAATCTATAAAAGGATATTTTATTACTGTAGTTTTGTTAAGACTTAATGATGAATCTCTAGCAAAAGAATTTAATTCTAAATCTTCTACTAATGTAAGCCCTGTACTATCATACCAACTATCTGTTATGTTTGTTTTATTATAATCGTGAGTTAGTTCATCAAAATCTAAATCTCTAAATAATCTATTTTGTAATACATCTACTAAAATTATAGATTCAGAATATAAGTTTACATTATAACTAATTTCTCCTTCTTTATTTACTATATCTATTAATTTAAGAAAACCTTTAAATAAAATGTTACCATCTTGTTTAAGTACACATTGTGTCTGTACATAAGGATTAAATGATTCTGCATTACTTTCTACAGAATTAGTTATTTCAAATATTTGTGTAAATATTCTATTGTTACGTTTAGTAGCAGGTAAATTAAAGTCCTTAGAATAACTTTGTGTTTTCTCAGCTACATTTTTAAAGTCATCAATAGATAAAGTTAATGGTATATCTTCATCTTCGTATAAGTCGCAAATAACTTGTCCATCTGCTAAGTCAGTAAATACTACAGGAGGTGTAGCACCTGCACCTTTGATTGTTATTCTTCTTATATCAATAGCATCAGCACCATCATTTTGGTAATCTAGTATAAGTTCTTCAGATGTACTACCTGCTGTAAAATCAAATGTTTTATATCCTGTACCTGTAGTTGATATAGCACTTATACCACCACCACCTAAATTATTACCATAACTATTAGCCCCTACAATTATTAAACCACCTGTAGCTGCATTGACTACCTTAAATCTTAATTGATATGTAGCACCAATTACTAAATTGTTTATTGTTTGATATATACCACTACTTGAACTTACACCTCCTGAAGCTGCTCTAAATCTTAGCTTTGGATTAATTCCTGGTATTACAATAGGAAAATCTACATTAGCAAAAGAACTACTACCTTGAGACCTAAACTTTTTCCAAGATGGAATAGGTGCATCATTGGTTAATGCATCAAATGCAGGATCACTAGCTGAAGAACTATATCCTGTATGAAGTGCTAATGTATTAAACCTAGCACCATCTGCTACTAAGTTAGTAGTTATAACAGTAGAGTTAGATGCGTAAACACCTTGATAGTTTTGTGGATATAATATTAGTTGTACACTCATTATGCAGATTGTATTCTTTTATTCTTACTCTTTTCTAATTCAAATGTATATTGTATGAGTTTATCGTTTGCTTTTGTTTTTCTTATATAGCTTGATGTAGAAACTATAACAGGTTCTACATATTTATTTACCATACCATTAGCATCTGATGAATAACCATTAAGTATATAAACTTCAGGACTATTTATTAAATCCTCAAACCAAACTGCATCTGCATCTAATAAATAATCTGTATTAACTGTTATAAGTTCTTTAGAATTTACTCTAAAGTTTTTCTTACCACCACTAAAACCATTTATCTTATATGTGCTTTCATTCCAAGTACCTCCTAGTTGTGTGTATGATGTTCTATTAGTTTGTAATGACCTTACTGACTTTTTAGTAAATGTATAATAATCCCAAACTCCGTGAGGATTTAACCAAGTTAATCTAATACCTTCAAAACCTTTACAAGAATCTGTTATAATATTTATTGTATATAATTGACTTATTTCTATATTTTGATCATCAAATGCTTGTATAGTGTAATAACTTACATTTGCTTTATGTGTGTCCCAATCTGAACTCCAACCATCTAAGTTAGCAGGAAAAGCACCTAGATAGTTTATTCTTGTACGAGATAAGTTATTTGCATTTGTAAATGCACCTGATGTCCAGTTAGCAAAAGAATTTATAACTGCTAACTGTGTATTAGAACTATTGTATAATATTATTTTGAAATAATATACTTTTTTATTTATTGCAGTATCATCTCCTACTTGAAATGAATAATCTGCTGTAGAAAGAAAATTAAAGAAAGGTAGAGTACCATAATCAGTTAATCGTGCATATTGTGTAGTAGGTGCATTACTTAAAAATTTATCATCACTACTATTCATTACATAATTAAATTGTGATAACTGATACCCATAATTATTACCACTTTGCACTAATACATCATCAAAATTTAAATAGCCATTATAAAATAAATAAGGTTCAGATAATATTGAATTAGATTGATCTATAGTTACAACACCATCTATAGTAGGAGAGTATTCTAAGAAGAACTCTACTATAAAATATCTAGTAGCATTGTCTGATGTTGCAAATTTATCTATTAAGTGTATAGGATGTGGAGTTGTGTCAGAATAGCTAACTTGCTTATATGTACTAGTATTACCATAATCAGTACCATTGTTATCAGGTTTTACAAAACTTTCTAATACTGGCTGTAAAGAAAATATACCTACCCCTGCATTGTTAGGTGTTGTTTTTAAGACTGCTACTGGTGTTGTAGTATTTAAGTTTGCATTACTATCACCTACATATACATTAGCTACAAATTTTACATTGTAATTATTTGCAACTATTGTACTGTCTGATACTGAAAATACTATATCCTGACCTACTGGTAGAGTATAGTATAAAGGTTTTTGATCTATTAATATTGCCATTATGTTGTTATTATGTTTTCTATATCTTCTTTAATTGCCTTACCTACTTGATTGTAAAAATCTCTCATTTCTAACTGTAAAGGTTTTTGAAAGAAACTAATACCTTGTATACCTTGTGTAAATATTTTTCTAGCTATAAGAAACTGTAAACTTTTACGAGATATAAACCTACCCTTTGCATCTCTTGGTGCTATACCTCTACGAACTATCCACTTGTCTAATAAACTCATAGGTGGCTGCTTAGTAGTATAAGCATAAGGAGTTTGCTCTGTCTTACCTTTATAATTTACATAGCTTCTTTTCTTTTTAGTACCTGATACTCCTTTGTCTATGAATGTACCATAATCTGCCATCATAAACTGCACAGTAAAACTATCATTGTCTTTTTTAATTTTAAAAGATATACTATTAAGAAGTTGAGATGATACTACCTTTTTCTTCCTTTTTAGTATGCCCTTAGATTTATTGACAACACTTTTACCGAAACTATTTAAGTATCGTTCTAATGCTACCATTATACACTAGCTACAAATATCTCTACATCTAAAGTTGCAGCAGGATGTACTTGTATACTTGTCAAGTCAGCCATAGTTCCAAAGCTAGGACTAGTATCTGCTTCAGCTAACATAACAGTAACTGCTGCACCTAAGATATGTGATTGCCCTGCTGCTAAAGTTACTTGGTATAATGTTGCTGCACCAACTACTGCTAATTCTAAAGTGTTTGTCTGATCTAAATTTGTTATTCTAATATATTTAACATCTTGTTTATCTATTTGAACTGCTGAACCAAAAGAATCAGAATCAAAAGTTGCAAGATGTGTAGTTTCATCTATAGTACAAGTTACAATACGTTCATATACGTTATTGATTCCTGTTGTTGTTACTGTGTTTGTTGTACCTCTAACTGCACCATTTAGTGTTACTGATTCAGATAGTGTTGTTGTTAAGTCTGCCATAATTATAATTTATAAGTTATTTTTGGTGGTATTAGTTGTATTGTTAATTTTCCTATTTTTATTTTAAACATTATTTTCCTGCATATGCTTTTGATTGTGGTGCTATACAAGTGTTGTAATCATTCTCTATTACTATTGGTAGTGTAAACACCCAACCACTTACTGAGTTATCAAATCGTTCTGTAAATGGTTCTATTGTTATATCTCCTTCTGTAAAGTATGCAGGACTTTCTCCTTGGTCTGCGTTAGACAAGTATAGACTTTCTCCGTTCTTTAGTGTACCTATCAAGTCATTACATATACTAAGACAATCTGATAATACTTCTTGCTCATTACTTTGGTCAGGAAATACTAAGTCCATAATAAATATTTGAAAGTTTAATGTCATCTGATTATTCTGTGCTACTGCATTAACAGGATTGATGTGCATTAAAGGATATAAAGTATTTTTCTCTAAATCTATTTCATACAAATCTCCAGTAGTTACAGTTTGTATCTGAAACTGATAGGAACCTAATTGTTTTAAGGTATCTATTGTATTATTGTAATTCTTAAAATGTGTCATCTTTTAACTTTTTTTGTTTCGTTTAAATCAACTTCATAAGTTAGCCAAGTTAAACATTCATATAAACTTAATTTTGTTATTCTCTCTAAGTTTACTATACTACCTCCTGTCAAATTATACATTACTCCGAACCAAGACCACTTACTGGCAAATTTTTCATCAGTAGTGATTGTTTCACTTCCTTCATCCGTTCCATCAAATACAACGGCAAAATCGTTGATAGTTCGTTTCCTAAAGTCCAAAAAAAAACCAATGAACTATTTACATCTGCTGCTTTCATCTTTTTAAACTTCTCTGCCCTCATCCTGACATCACTACCATTATATGCTTCAATAGAATAGTGCTTACCATTTCTTTTTACTACTGGTCTGTAAAGAACTGCCATTAACTTATCTAAGTTCTTTTCCATTCCGTTTTGTATGTAGGTTTCAATATCGGCATAAGCACCGAGAGTAATTTCAGATAGATCAGGATGAAATCCGTAATCAATTCCATCTACCTTTATTATTCTTTTTAACCTACTACTAGCTTTGTTCTGCAACTCAGCTACTTTGTTTAAGATATTAGATACATCATTTATACTCAACTCTTTTACAAGTTTTCTAGGTATATCAGATAACAAACTTATTGTATCTAATGCTTCTTTAGTTTTTGACTTACTTTTACTATCTATAAGTTTAGCCCATTTATCAAGTGTTACATCTTCCCAACTGTTAATTAGATTGTAAGTGTTTTTCTTACCATCTTTCTTAATGTTTACCTGCATAATATATAATAGAATTTATTGTTATTTAGTTTAAAATCGTACATTTGTAATGTTTTCAAAATTTTTGTTAAAGAAAGGTGTTTACTTTATGTAGCACCTTTTTTTTATTGTACATAATATTTTCCTGCATTTGGATTGTCTAAATGATATATTACGTTATAACGGATTCCATCTATTGCGTGGTTATAACTATCTACATATAACTTACTTCCTTTGTCTGCATAAACATAATTGTTTAACTCTTTAGCTATGTTAGTAGATTTTGGAGATACTATTAGTTGATAGTCTTGCATACGAGTTACACCACTTTCAATAGTTCCTTTCTTAACTGGTTTTATGTTTACTCCTAAGTGTCTTAAATCCTCTATCAATCTTGGCTCTGCACTATCTGCTATGATTAGTTTGTTATCTACCTTGTCTAATATTATTTTAGCTAACTCGTGAGATTTTAAACCATTACGATATAAATGTTCTTTAATATATATCTTCATTTTCTTTTTATCTATAGCAACCTCAGTTAATGAATCAGGATCAACAGAAAAACCAAAGTCCATACCACAAGATGTTTGTAAGTTATCAGGATTAAATTCTCCTATTGTCCAATTATCAAATACTACACCCTCTGCTTTATCTAACCATCCACCAAGTATCTTATGTAAATACTTCTTAGGATTGTTTTGTTTAAGTCTATATATCCTTTCTATGAAACTATCGGATAGATTCTGCTTGTTATCTAAGTAAGTAGAATGAATGTAGCACACATTATCTTTAATACCATTAAAACCATCTATAACTCCTCTCTCCTCAAAGAATCGTTTATATATCCAATGCTCTTTAGTTGTAGGATTAAGTATTAATATAATTCTATTCTGTATGTTCTTCTCTCTTATACTAAGGTCTATAGTATCAAATATATTCTCATCTATTAATTCTTCAGCTTCATCAAGTACCCAACAACTTATTCCTTGTAATGATTTAAGGGATGCAGTCTGATTTCCTGAAGATGTTTTTATACCTCTAAATAGTATATCACTATTTGTTGATGTATTGACTACCTCTGACTTATTAATACTAAATATAGAATCATATCCTAATAAGCCTATCTTTTCTAAGAACTCTGGTATTATAGATAAGTGAGCAGATACCATAGTATATCTTGTAAACAATACTCTTATACCTTGAGCCATTGTAAGCAAAGTAAGAAACACAGTTACTGCATAAGACTTACCTGATCCTCTCCCTCCTGTAATTATATAGTATCTACAATCAGAAGAAAATAGAACACTATACTTTTTATTCAGTTTCGGATTCAATGAAGTTTATTATAGGTATGTTTAGTGTTTCACTATTACTTGTTACATCAACTCTTTGTTGAGGTTTACCATAAAAGTACTCAAAGAATAATTTAACTGCCCATTGTTCTTTGTTCTTTAAACCTACCTCTAAAGACTTTAAAGCATCTGCGTTCATTGGAGTTAAGTTCTCTATTAACTTTTGTTCTTCTGCTTTGCCTTTGCGACCAGCACCTTCTCTTTTACCTCCGTTGTTTATTCGTTTATCCATAATTGAAATAGATTGATTATTCAATCTTTATATATAATAGAAATTAGTTGTATTCGTTTGGTAGCATTAATCTTATTCCTAACTCTGTCATTGCCCATATTCTTATCTGCTCTGCATAGATTTCAAATGCTTTAGTGTTTAGTGTTGCAGTACTTCCTATCTTGTTTATACCTACCTTCTTATCGTTTATCTCTAACATCTCCCATTCTTGTAGAAACTTTGCTCTTAGTATATCGTGCATTTCATTAGGGAAATATCCTAACTCATCAGATAGTGTTTGTACAATACATTTCCAATAATAGTTATTCTGCATATTTGATCTATTGTTTCTTTGTTTCTTTACATCTACTATGTAATCGTTCCCTAACTCTTTTAAATAGTTTATCAGACTTTGCTTGTCTTTACTATCCTTTATTACAAATTTCAAAATAATTGTTTTTGTAGTTCTTTTTTATTAATTCTTTCTGTTGCTATCTTAAAGTAGTTTTCTTCTTTCTCTATTCCTATAAAGTTTCTATTAAAATTCTTTGCTGCTACTCCTGTTGTTCCACTTCCCATTGTAAAATCTAAAACAGTTTCGTTTTCATTTGTGTAAGTTTTTATTAGGTATTCCATTAATGCAACAGGTTTTTGTGTGGGATGTATTGGTGGGTGTGGTCTACTATATTTTAATACTTGTCTTGGATATTTCTCGTTACCTTCTCTATTGACTCTTTTAAAATTTCCATATAAATTATTATTTTTGCAAGTTATATCATTAATTGCTTTGCCTATTGAATTAGATTTTTTACCTATTGTCATTATAGGATTGTAAGTGCATTGTTTTTTATAAAATACAGATATGTTTTCCACATTTCTCAAAGGCTGTTTTTTAGAATTAAGATGTCCACTTGGTCTATCTTTTTCCCATATCCAATCATATTTATAATTTTTAATATTACTCATTCTTAAAGCACTACTAAAAGGTTCACTTCCAAAAAGAACAATAGCACCATTAGGTTTAATTATTCTGTTTAATTGCACCCACATCAAATTAAAATTAATTACACTATCCCATTTACAAGCAGTTGTACCATAAGGAGGGTCTGTTATTATAGCATCTATACTTTCATTTTTAATTGATTTCATTACTTCTAAACAATCTCCTAATATTAAATCCATAGTTAGCTAGTAAGTTTTGCTTTTGTGTCTTTCCACATTCTATCTTTGCTTTTACTTAGTGATGGTTCTGTTCTTTTAATACTAGGAAACCCACCAAATGCTTTTTGTACTTCCTGCATATATTCTCCACACTTTGGACATTCTGAGCCAATATGACAAACCTTATTGTCTATTATTTTCATAGTGATTTTACTTAATTCTTTTTTTATTTCACATTTATTACATTGATATTCTAACATAGTTTATAGTTTAAAAATAAAGGAGAGCATTTAAAACATTTAATATATTAAAGTTGGCAGTATGCCTACCCTCCCTTATTTAGTTATATATGACTTATTCTAGGTTTCTTCTTCTTCTGTTCTATCTCATCTAACTCAAACTCCAAATGGTGTATAGCTTTCTTTATACATTCCTCAGGAGAATTATGTTTAAAGTTTGCTCTTAGTAAATATGTTACTGCATTACCTACGTTGTAAGTTAATTCCCAATCAGATATTACTTTTCTTGCTTCGTATTTATAATTCCTTCCTATATAATAATCAGGTATTTTATTTTTCATCTTTTATGTTTTATATTTTTCTACTATTTGTCTTATTCCGTGATAGCAACTATTTAAACAAGAGCCACAATTACTCGTAGTTTTATAGTTGGCATTATATATAGTATTATATAATTCAATCATTTTCTTTTTTACTGTTACGTTCTTTGCTACTCCTGTCTTTACATCTTTCCAAATTAATAGACATTCTTCTATTAGTTCTTCAGGTATGTCATCAGGTCTTTCTACTTCTGTTGTCTTACCCCAATACTTCTGTGGACATTCCATTACTCCTATCCTGGCTTTTACTTTCATAAAACATAAGCAGACCTTACAAGTACCTGTAGGTTTAAAGTAATATACACATTCCCTACATAATGCTATGCGTTCTTGATACACCTCATCTTTGACAAAGAAATTACTCATCTAACAATTCTTTAAGTTGTTCTCTTACTTTGTCTATAGTCGTGAATAAACTATTTCTGCTTATACCTGTCTTTTTCGCAAGTCCCGTTAGTGTATTACCCTCGTAATAATATAACTTAAATACAGAAGCATCATACCAGTAAACATTTTCTTCTAATGCTTGATCAATAAGTTCTAGTTTTTGCCATTGTTTATATTCTTCAGCATTAGGTATGTTGTATAGATTCTTTTCATTAGATGTTTCTCCACTTTCTGTTATGTCATAAGTTAAACTACTTGCTTGTGCATCTAAGTATGTATAGTATTTCTTATACTTATAATAGTATGGACTTCGTGGACTTGTAAAACTTCTTCTTAATACTACTGCACCATATCTTATTAATCCTTTTTCTCCATCTTTATTGTATATGTCTTTGAGAACTGTTGGATTCATTTGCAAAAAATACATTAGACATTCTTGTACTGCTTCTTCTATTTCATTTATATCGTGAGTAAAAGCATAGGACATCTTTACAAATGTCTTTCTACAATCTGCTACTGCCTGATATACTTTATTCATTTTTATAATCTATATTGCTTAAATTAATAACACAATCTTCTAAATACTTATCAAGCAAAACCCTATATGCTCTTAATGATTCTCTATTTCTTTTTGTTTCTAATGCAGCAAAGTAACCATTACAACATACTGAAAGGTTAATAGGTAGTATCATCAACCAATCATTCCAGTTCCCTTTATCTAAACCTTCTTCTCCATATCCGTTATGGTAGTTTATTATTAAATCTACCACTTCTACAAATGAATTATATTTTGTTTCTGATGATGATTCTTTTACAAAAGATAACACTAACTTTAAATATTCTTCTATGTAAATTTGATGTTGTATACTTGAATAAACAGGTTTTACCATTCTCAAATATAAATAAATTAATTATTCTATATTTTTTTCTTGTTTGATTTTATTAACAACTGATTTATAATAAGTTATCTTTTCTTCATAATCTATGCGCATCATTTTAAAAGTCTGTCTAGCTTTTAATTGCAATTCTTCAGCAGTGCCTAATCCATACTTAGCATCTAAGTTAAGACCAAATTGCCACTGCATACCTTGTTCAAACATATTACACTTAACACACTGTATTTGATTTCTTTCATCATAACGAGTAGCCATAAATCTTCTTGATTGAAAATGTCCACACTGCATACCTGATTTGTAATGTGCTATTTTACCACAAGTAAAGCATTGAACTACACCCATATCTGTAGCATCTCTAAGTCTTATGTATAAGCTAAACCATTTGTCTAACTCTTTCTTTAATTTACTTATTGTCTTTTTCATATACTCTTAATTAGATCAGCAACCTTTGTCCAATCTTTATTAGTGCTAGTATTTTTATTTTTGTATAATACACGCAATAAATTTAAAGCATCATTAATTCTTTGCTTCTTAGTCTTATTAGTATTCTTTACATTTACAGGAAGTTTATCTGTTAAATCCCATTCTATTGATGTTCTTCCTGTAACAGTACACGTTCTATTTTGAACCTCATAAATAACTCCAAGTTTTCTTAATTCAGTAAACCTTGTTGCTTCTTGTTTTATGATATTCATAGTTGCATATACTTCTCTAGTTGTAGAGGGTTTTCCCATTGCTAATAAAGCTGAATAAACCCTAAATCTCATATTAGATAAAAGCCCTTCTGACTTAATTTGATTATAGCAGTCTATTGATGTTTGTCTTGTTTTCATTTTAACCCCATATTAATTTTTGTTCAAACACAGGTGCAGGTTTAAAGTATAAGTATTTAGCTATAGTTGTTTGTTTACCAAATCTTGATTTTACTTTTAATTCAGATGTATGTATTTTATAACCATCCTTTTTTAATTTATATATAATATCAGCAAGTCTAGTAGCACCATATTCTTTTATTGCTTCCCAACTTGTAATATGTCCATAGTTTTTTAAATGCCATTTAATTGCATCCTTTTGTGTTTTAACTTGATCCTTTGTAATTTTAATTGTTTTCATTTTAATAATTTTTTAGGTTCTTGATAAAAAGGTACTTCTTTTGGATTCTTGTTTAAAGTGTGTACAGAATAATAAGCACTATTGACAGTTTTTTTGTGTTCTATTATCCACCTAAAAAAAGTCTTAATATTTAAGTAAGGATCAAAATTACAATACCTTACTCCTATATGAAAAGCATCCTCTATTTGATTAAAGGTCATTCTTCTAAACCTATTCTCTTTTTTTAAATCTTCTGCAAATATTTTAGCCAGACTAGCCATTGATTTAGCATCTGCTCTGTGTCCTAACTCTACTGAAGTCTTAGCTATTAAGTCTAAAGTTTTACTTGTTAGTTCTTTAATATCTTCTTCCTGAAGTGTTTTCATTTTCTATAGTTTTTTAATTTATATTTAGTCATATCATTTATTACTTTAAAAGTATTATCTCTATAAGTTGTAGTTAAAGATACTAATCTGTTATTAACCTCTTGCATACCACTATACTTAAAGTAATGATCTAACTCTATAAAGTTTTCTTTTTTAATTAAAGCTATAACTTTTCTATATTTTAATTCTTCTACTATATTCATAATAATTCTTTTGCTTTCTGCCATTCACTAATTTGTGAATCCAATTTAGATACACCTTTGCTTTTAGGTTTATCCCACTTGTCTGAGTTTTTTGACCACCTAGCTAATCTTAGTTTAATCTCAAATGTACCCTGCTTTTGATACCTCATCTTCTTAACACCCTCTGTCCAGTAACTAATAAAATCTTCTTTCATTTCTTTTGGGTAATCAAAAAACATAACCTGATTAATAAATTTTTCCTTTATAGATATATTATTACTTGTAGTATTAATACTTGTACTAATACCTTTCATCTTTTCGTGTATAGGGCTATCCATATTTTTCGTGATACCTATACATCTTTTAATGATTTGCTTATTAGAATCTCTTTCTATATTAATAATTATAAACCCATAATTTTTTAAATCAGATAACCAAGATGATACTGTGTTTTTATTTACATTATATAATTCAGCAAAGTATTTGTTAGATGCAAAACAAAAACCATATTTATTACTTAAAGCAGTTATCTCTCCATACATTAACTTAGCATTAGGTTTTAAATCTGAATACCTTACGTTAGCAGGTATTATAGCATAGTAGTTAGGGTTTTCTTTCATATTGTTATAATCTGTAATGTATAATTGTAATCTTTTAAAACACTTTTTATTAAATTAGTGTTATTAGAAAACTCTAAGTAGGTAGTTTTTATTGTATAACTACTACTTCCACTTTTAATTTTTAACTTTACTTGTGCCTTTTTAGAAATTACAATACCATTAGAAATCAAGAACATCCTTAAAGATTCTGAATCTATAAATACTTTTTTAGAATTATTAATATCTGTATAGCTATTATATACTTTATTAAATATTTCTCTATAATATGGAAAAGATGCGTAGTTATGCTTATGACATTTTTTATAATGTATTATAGAAGTTCTATGCCTATTTATAACATCAGCAATAATCTCAGAATTTATCTTTTCTAATCTACCAATTACAGATGCTACCATTCTAGGTATCTGTATATTATGCTTCCTAGTTTTATCACTTAAAGAACCCTCTTGTAACCCTACTAGATTAGTAGTAAGGGTACAAAGAAGTTCAAATTTTTCTCTATCTGTCATAATTAAAATGGTAAATCATCAGGTGTAGAATCTTTAAACTTTGCATCAAAAGCAGAAACATATTTATTAGGATCAGTTATTTCATCTATTTTGTTTTTTAATCTACTATCAAAATTATCTGATGTATTATTTAAACCCATAACCCAGTCATAAAACGTTTGAGCATTTTTTAAAACATCTTCAACAGTGCAATTATTATCAAATTCAATAGCTGATTTTAAAACTGATAACTTTGAAATTACTTTTTGTCTATCAGGATTATCATTTGAAGAATTACTAAATGAATTATTAAAAGAATCAGGTTTTATATAAACAGGTTTTACTTTAGGAAACTTACCATCTGTGTATTCATAATCTGTTTTACTTCCTATGTTAAATTTATCTTGATCTTTATTTTTAGATGAGTATTCTCCTACATCTCCATTTTCAAAACCAATTTCAAATTTATACATCATTCCATATTTACCTTCCCAAGTACCATTAGATTGTACACTTGTTACTTTACTATTTTTCATATTTATTTAATTTATTATTATTAATTTTCTATTATTATCTTCATACATCTTTAACAAATCTTCTGTTAAATTGTAAGAATATATTCCTGTTATATTAGGAAAAGTTTTATCCATACATCTTTGTCTTTCTGTACCTACTACTACTATACCTTCATAAGCATCTCTTTCATCTACTGATTTTTTTCTTAAAATATTATCAGGTTTAGCATAACTCTCTGTACCTTTTACACAATAAAGTTTAGCTTCAACTATTCTATCATCTAATTTAGATAGTCTTAGTTCTCTTTCTATTGCTTGTTTAACTAACATAGCTTTATATTCTTCTGGAGTTAATGGTGTCGGTCTGTATAATTTATTTATAGCCATTCTACAATAATTTTAGTTCCTAATATTACTATTGCTAAACCAAAAAAAGCAAAACCTAAAATCTCAAACCAAGTTTCTTTTTTAGAAGAAATTCTTGAAATCGCATAATCTCTATAATTTTTACGTTTTAAAAACATACTAACTTCTTTTGCGTTTAAAATAAGTTCATCTCTTGTTTCTCTGTTAATTACTAAATACTGTGTTTTCATTGTTTTGTTATTAGTTTAATAAAGCACAAATATACTAATTAACTTTTATATTAACAAAGTAGTCAAATAAGTTATTAACAATAAAGATGTTAAATATATGTAAGTTGTTGATTTTTAGTAGATTAGAAGTAGTGTACTAATCTTGCTATTTGTCCTGATTCTTTAGAATGTATAAAACCTTCTACTGCTTTTTGAACTCCACAGAAACCTTTTCTGCTATGCCAACTATCAGTTCCACTTGGAGAACGCATATATTCTACAGTAACACCTATAAAATCTTTTGCATCTCTCCACTTGTATTTAATTTTGTGATGTAAGTGATGTAAATACCAATATCTATATTTAGTATCTGACCAATCATTTGGTCTTTCATTAGCCATAAGCATAGGAAGATTATCCATCTTAGCACCATCTCCGTGTTCTAATCCTATTAAGTTTGATCCATACTTATAATACTTTCTATGTGCTACACTTATATCAAATGTAACATCTTCTGCTTTTCTAAACCAACTTTTAAGTGCGTGTGCTAAGTGAAATCCACTTTGATAATCGTGATTAGACATAGAGTGAACTACATCTACAGGTGCTACTTGTCTAAGCATCTCTACACATTTAACATATAAATCTAAAGCTAATTCAAAATGTTCCCACCACTTACCATTAACATCTTGTCTTGTACCTGCTGTTGTTTGATTGTATACATTATCTATATGTAAAATATCGTTCCCTACACAAAATAAAACTCTATCTATACTAAACCCTTTAGACTTGCTTAAAAGACCTGTAACGCCCTCTAAAACCCTTTCACAAGCAATCTTACTATTATATTCATCTCCAGTTTCTAAAGCTACTGCAAGTTTACCTATATGAATGTCGGCAGGATTTATAACTAAAAGATGTTCTCCCTTAGTTCTTTTAATTGTTGGATATGTTGGTGCGTGATTATCTATTAAGTTTTTAATATCTTCAAGCAATTCGTTTTGCTCTACACCATAATTTTCTTTTGTAACTATTGAAAACCTAAGTTCTCCTGACATACTTTGCCAATGCTTAACACTAACAATATCTTTTTTATTAATACCTCTATCTTTTATATGTAGATCAAGAGCAGTATTACCATTTATGTTTTCTAAGTTTTGCCCTCTGAACTCATTGATTATCTCAACTTCTTCAGAGGACAGTCTTAGTCGTTTACTTTTTAAGGTCAATTATTTTACTTCTTTACCAAAATCTTGTAATCCAGTAACACCTAGAAGTGCTAATATAGACCAAAACATTTCGCTAACGTGTACCTCATCAACACCTAAACTTCTAGCTATAAAAGGAACTACTATTGCAGCTATAGTGTACCATACTTTTTTTGATTTTAACATTGTTAAGATTAAATAATTTTTCATTTTATTTTTTATTAATTGATAATTTAATATTCTCGCCACCTAATTTAAGTATTTCACTTATTAATAAATCCATAGCATCTTTTGAATTACTAACAAAGTCTTGTTCATTATGAGTTCCCACTAGAATACAACCTAACGTATCTTTAGCAGTATTACCTCTATGAAACAGTATATAACTTCTATCAGGCACTTCTTGTACTAAAAGATGTAAATAATATCTTGTAGCACTCTCTCTAGCTAAACGTAACCTAACATCATAACTACCTGTTGGTATGCAACTTATGTTACGTTCATTGTTTATATATGGATTCTCTAAAGTATCACATACATATTCTTCATTAAGATATAACCTACCTATAGTAGATTTATCAGTACATATCTCTCTAACAAGTTTAAGATTAACCTTGTCCTCTTGATTGTTTTTTAAAAGCATTTTGGGATTTGGAAGCATTTTTTGAGTGTACTCCTTTACGTTTAGTGCGTGTTTTTTTAACTACTGTGTAAATTTTATTTTTTGCCATTCTTCTTTTTCTGATTATACCACTTGTCCAAAGTATATGCTATTGAAACCACTAACAAGATTATCTTTAAAGCTATCTCTAAGTTAGTGAAAGTTGTTACACTTAGGACTGTTCCGTTTACTGCTGCTACTTCTAGACTGTCCTGTATTGTTTTTTGTATTGGCATTTTTCAAATATGATTTTAATTTTGTCTTATTAATTTCTTTTACTTTATATCTTTTCTTCATTATGTTAGATCAGGAGTTAAAAAATCTCTTAGTGTTATCTTGTTTCCTTGTCCTTGTGGTCTGTCTAAATTCATTCCTTGATAGCTAAAACCATTTGAATCAGGAGATAAATCACTACCAGAATTTGTATTATATTCAGCAAACTGACTTATATTGTTTTTAATAAAATCAATCATTCTCTCTATAAAATATTCTCCAGTATTTAAAATTTCACTTCGTAAGTGTTGTGCTTCAGCAGTAGTTAAAGCTACTCCAGTTTCAGATGTTTTAGAATAAATATTTCCTGCTTCTATTTTAAATCTTAAAAAAGGAAAAGCCATATATAAAGCCATATTAGGTAAGTAATCTCCTATGTAATCATTAAGTAATTCTTTATAGTATTCATTACCTACATTATCTATTGTACCTGCTGTAATTAAATCTTTTAATTTTTGTGTAAGGTCTGTACCTAACTTAGTTTCACAGTAAAGTCTTTGGGCTTGGCGTACATAAGGTAGTAATAGTGAACTATCTACTGAACCATATATACTTGTACTGTCTACTAATTTCTGTTGTGATATAAATAAAACGTATGCCATATTATCTTGGTTTTAAAAATCCGTTATTTTTCATTCTTTTAGGTGCTATAGCTACTCTTTTGTCATTTTTCTTAGCAGTAAAGCCCTCTGATCTTGCTTTAGTATATCCTACTAAGTCAGCATCTTTAATTTTTGTACTTACAGATATACCTAGTTCTGTTCTGTATATTTGTCTTAACCAAAAGTGATGACAATTACCACCTCCTTTAAATAAAAATATATCGTAAGTATCTGCACCATTAGCACCCCAACCTGCATTAACTTTTTTAGCAGACATTTTTTCTATATCTTCTTTACGATAAAGTTTTTTAGCTTCTACCATTTTTTTACAAAAATCTCTTTTCTTAGCTGACTTTCTAGTTAAGAAATTATCTTCAGCATATACATATCTTACTCTATAATAGTCGTAAGTCTTTTTAGATATACCATCTTGTTCAGATTTACTATCAGGTCTAGCAACTCCAGTAGTTGCAAACTCCATTTTTTCACTAGCTATCTTATTTAACTCATCTTCAAAGTCAAAGTCTGCGTGTTCTCCATCTACTACTTCTTCATCAATTAATTCCCAACCCTCAGGTATATCTTCAACAGTTTCTAAGAAAGCATCTAACTCTGTTCTCTCTCCCATTTTAGTAAACTCATCTTCTTCTACAACTTCTTCTTCAGTTAATGGTTTAAGCCCTAGTTCTGACCTTATCTCATCCTGTGTCATTACAGATTTAAGAGTTTCCATATCAAACTTAGATGTAATTGGTTTATTTTGTATAAAAGATATTGGTAAGTTCATACCATTAACCTCAAATATTTTTGATAAAGTTTTAAGTATGTGTTTTTGATAGGGAACTATTACAATATTTAAATATATTTCAAAAGCACTATTCATTTCATCTACATTAGAACCTAAACCAGTATCAGATTTAATTCCTAAAAGCATTGGGGATGTTACTCTGTGAGCAGTTAAAATATTTTGTATTAATGTTTCATTTAAATTTAAAAACTGCTTGTCGCTATCACTCATTCCTATTGCAGTTATCTCAGGAGTTCTTGTTTTGTCATCTGAAAAAGTTAAAACCATTTTTCCTGCGTTCTGACTACCTGAAAATTTAGCAGATAAATTTCTTTCTATTTGTATTCTTTCTTCCTGAGATGGAACTCCATTTGCAAACGAAATCATATGTGTACCACTAAATCCATTACTTATCACATTTAGCATATACTCTGAAACTTTACTATCAGTAAGAATCCAACAAGTTGCTGCCATATAGTCTGGTGTGTGGTAAACATCCATATTAGGACTATATAAGCCTGTATAAAGTATCTGACTAGGACTTGTTCTGTCTTTAGTATTAAATGCTGCTATCGGCATTGGTTTGTTAGTCCTTGTATTACTCCAGTCTGCACAAACATAGTAGGTATCTATAACACCCATTTCATTTGGTTTACTTGCTCTAATTTTTTCTACTCCTATATGATAAAATTCAGATATTTCTGTTCGTGCCTTATTCCAAATAATGTGTAGTGCAAAAGCACCTTGTAACTTAAAGTCAAATGCAATCTTTTTTATTACTTCGTGTAGTGATTCTTTACCATTAGCTTGTGCAAAGAATTTTTTAAGTTTAACATATTGTTCTAGGTTTTCACTTTCATCTACAATAATATCCTCCCCTGCAATCATCTCTGATGTTGTATTAACGATAGCAGAATGTGTTGAACTTGTATTATACAGGTCAATTAAAAAGTTAGGATAAAGATTTTTCCATTCTCCACTAGCATCTGAATATTCTATATACTCTCTACCTCGTACTTCTTGTACGACAGGACTTGTTTCGGATGATAAATCTACTGATAAAATTGTATCTTTCATTTTATTTGTTTTATATTTCTTCTAGTTCTTCAGGATCAATGTCAGTACCTTCAGCATTTTTTGCATATCCTAAGAACGAATGTACACAATCTACAGGAAATATCTCATTAGTTCCAAAGTCATATTCTTCTGTAGTCATTAAGTCATAGAATACTCCACTATAATAAACAGGAGGAGTTAATTCGTGTCCTTCATCATCATAAGTTGCAGGTATCTCTACTATCTGTCCTATATAGACTATTGCCTGTGTACCATTAGTATAGACTTCTTGAGTAACACCTTCTTCAGTTACTACTTCATAAGTACCTTTAACAAGTAAGTCAGCATCTCCTTCTGCTTTAGTGTCGTATTGTAATTTATATATATTCATTTTATATTGTTGTTAATGTTGCTAATTCAGTATCTGTTAATGCTGTTTTATATACTTGTAGTTGTTTTACTTTTCCTTCAAAGAAATATGTTGAAGCAGAATCAAAATTAACATTTGTTAAAACACCACTTGAAAAAGTTGTACCGTGTGTAACTGTTCCACGCAAAAATCCATTTATCCAAAATGTAAAAACACCTAAAGATGTCCACATTATAGCAATTTTATTACTACTAACTATTGGTGTTGTATAATTTAATGTAGCACCTATTGAAACATTTGAAACTTTAGACCTTGCTTTTATAATTCCTGTTTCTAATTGTATGGAAATAACATTAGCGGATGCAGCATCTCTTAATTGTATTTGACCATTCCCCCCTGATTCACTCAAAGCAGCCATCTCTACAAATAAAACCCCTTCCTCACTATTTATCAAATTACTAATACCTGTCTTTTCGTATTGGTCTTTTACTCTTGTAACTGTAAGACCACTTGTAGGTATGTAAGATGTAGCGTAAGAGCCTTGTTCTGCTTGAAATCCGTAAACTAATATATCAGCAGTATTAACAGTAGAAACACCACCATTTAAGCATAAACCTGCCCAAGAGTTACTAAACCCATTTCTACTAAAAGTAAATCTTTTCCAATCTGCAGTAACAGTTGTTTCGTTAGTGTCTGATGTGCTATGCCATAATATTTTTTGGTCTGTACCATCAGTAGATTTCATATATACAGATAAGAACCAATCAGTTTGGGTAGAAATACTTTGTCTAATTACAGTTCTACTTGGAGAACTTCCACCTAAATTAAATTGTATTCTTTGTGCGTTTTGCGTACCATCAGGACTTATAGCATAATTATCAGTTACAATAGGTGTTATTGCAGTTCCTGTTGTTACTTGCGACCAACCTGTTGAACCAAATGTTTCAGAATTAGTAATATCATTAGTCCTCTCAGGCTCTACTAATAATGAAGAAGCAGTACCATCATAATCTACTCTTGCAAGATTGTTTTTAGTTGATTCTTTTACTGATACGTTTGAAACACCAAAAGAACCATTATTTGTATCAGCTTGAATACCTATTAATGTAGCTGATATTCCTGAAGTAATATATACCGTATGAGTGCCTTGTGCATAAACCACCCAAGTACCTTGAAATCTTGCACCTGCTTCATTTACAAATCTTAACTTTGCATCAGAATTTAAAGTAAAAGTAAAAATAAAAGTTTGACCTACTTGTATATTAACTGCATTGAGATTGTTTAAGTATGGCTCTCCTACACCACCATAAGTAGCAATATTATTAGCAATAGTCCAACTTGCACCTGTAGACCAATATGTACCTGTTGTGCTTTCTGCTTGTGTTCCTGTTAAAGCAAAATCTCCATCAGTAATTAACTCACTACCCAACAACTCAACAGTTTCAATCAAGCCACTAGAATTAACCCTAGTACCTGCTGATGCTCTTGTCATTGTTATAGGCTGAGGTAAAAATCTTGTACCCGCTGTACTATAGCCTAAAAGATTATCTTCTTTTATTGCCCAATTACTATTACCTATTTGTAAACTTGGATTCGCCATTATTGTATTGTATAAGTTAATGCTTCTGCCATCTCTGTATAAGATTCAAAAAAGTGAGTACCTGCTTCTCCTGTTAGTTGTATAAGTTGATTATCTGTTAGTGCTGTATCGTAGACTTGTAGTTGTTTTAGTTGCCCTTTAAAAGCAATAGCAGTGTTACCTGCATCTAAATCTAATGAAGATAATGTTCCAGATGAAAATGTTGCCCCACTTCCTATTTGTGATGCAACTTCCACTCCATTTACCCATAAAGCAAAATCATTAGTCTTGTATTTAAAA